AGCAGATTTGGATGTTAAGGCATCTTATGTTCAATCCCTTATTATGTGGGCATCAGAGGTTCGTAATGAATACGTTCTGTCTAAAACCGTTCCTATTATGAAAGAGGGTTACTCAACCTATACTACTCAGCAGAAGAACAAGGTTATTAAGTTCTTTGATGGAATGATTGATTCCCTTGAGAAGTATAGAGTGGCTGTGACACCAATCAGAAAGAAAAAGGTTGTTACTACATCAAAACTCATCACCAAATTAAAATATTTGAAATCATTTCCCGAACTTAAACTTAAATCCATTAATCCCGAAAAACTAATCGGGTCGAAAGAGGTTTGGGTGTATAATACTAAAACTAAAATGGTTGGTTATTACACCTCACTCGATGGAATGACTGTGACAGGAACAACTCTCAAGGGGTTTGATTTTTCAGAACAAAGACGATTAAGAAAACCAGAAGATCAGCTCAAGTTACTAACAGATTCAAGAAAGGGCCAATGGATCAAGAAATTCACTTCCATGGCTAAGACTGTTAAAACAAAAGGAAATGGTAGATTCAATGATGGAGTGATCATCCTCAAGGTTTTCTAATAACTATATAAATAACTATATTACTATAATATAATGTTTATACATGGAAAATTATTTCGGAAAAAATGGGTTTATTTGGTTTGTGGGGGTAATTGAGGATCGCATGGATCCCGAAAGACTAGGGAGAGTTAGGGTACGTTGCCTTGGTCATCACTCCCCAGACAAAATTAATATACCAACAGACCACCTTCCGTGGTCTACAGTAATGTCACCCACCTCAAACCCAAGCATGAATGGTCTTGGTTCAACACCCCCGTTCTTGGTCGAAGGGTCTTGGGTTACAGGATTCTTTATTGATCAATTTAAGCAAGAATGCATTGTGGTTGGATCTTTGCCAGGATTCAACGAAACGCCAAGAACTACGGATCAAGGGATTCTCGATAAAGAAGGTTTTCGTGACCCCAATGGTATATATCCAAGAGAAATTGATTCTGATACCAATAAGCTCGGAAGGGGAATGCACGCCGAATATCATGATTCCTTGATAACCCGAAGAGATAACAGAATAACAGATATCCCTAAAGCTACTAAACCTCAGCTGTCGACAGTAGAATCAATGGTAGATGATCCTCGTAAAACTTGGGATGAGCTGAACCCGAAATCCAATACTTATTCAAAGTATCCTTACAATCATGTCACCGAATCCGAATCAGGTCATGTGTCAGAGGTAGATGATTCTCCTGGTGGTGAGAGATTAATGAATTATCATCGCACTGGAACTTTTGATGAAATACATCCAGATGGATCTAAAGTTACTAAGATTGTTGGATCTGAATACGAAATAACCCTTAAAGACCGAAATGTTTTAATTGAGGGTGCTTGTAACATAACCATCTCTGGTGCATGTCGCCAGTTAATCAAAGGGGATTATGTTCTTGAGGTCGAGGGTAATTATACAGAGAAGATTCATAAAAATCATTACGTCAAAATAGGCGCAGGGGAATCCGGTGGTAACGAAGCGTTTGAGATATTAGGTAATCGTACCGGTAACATTAATAAAAATGACAAACTCCGCATATCGAAAGATACGGAGATTATATGTAATGGTAACTATAATCATCAGGTCAATGGTACTTACGATCAGACCTACATGAAAGATTTTACTATCACTTCACTTGGTACACTGACATTCCAAGCTACCAATAATGTATCTATTACCGCTGTAACGGGTGATTGTACGGTTAAAGCCGGTGCTAAAATGAATTTAAGATCAGATCAATCATTTAATATGCACTCTGAAAGCGCTAACTTTATTTGGGCTTGTGCGTCAACGCTAAGTCTTACATCTGGTGCAGCTCAGACTTATACCGCCGGTGGAGATATCACCATGTCAGGTGGACCAAATATCAACTTAAACTAGGATTAACAGAATGCCTTGTGGAATAGATTTAGACTTTACAGCTTTAAAAGATAAGTTGAGTGCGTTAAAAGATTCGGCTATGGCTGAAATTAATTCGACGGTTGCGGCTGCGGGGGCGGCTGCTCAAGCGAAGATGGATGCATTCGAATCCACGATACGTGGTTGGGTAGATGAACTTCCCGATTTACCCGCTTCTCCGGGAACGCCAATGCTTCCCGATCTTTTAGCATTATTAGCAGTCGTTCAAGACATTAGACTCCACCCAGAAAATTTGGGGAACTATCAAGTTTTAAATGAATTGAGAAAACAATTTGAAGCTAAGTATGGAGACGCCTTGTCCAAAGCAGGTGCGAATATAGATGAATTATTAGACGGATTGGATATGGGTATAGATCCGTGTTCCCTTGTACCTAATATATTAACCAAACCCGATGGAACTGTATCAGAAGTTATAAAAGATCCCTTATATGCTAAGACTGATGCCATTGAAGAAACCGTTTCTACAGAAATACCAGAAATGAAAGCACTGCGAAGTAAAATATCAAGTGATCTAAGTACAGTAATAACCACTACAGAATTAACAGAATCTAATCTTGCATTAATACCAGAAACATATAACATAAAAAAAGGAATATTAGATTCTACTGATATTACAAGTTATTTCGAAACGTCCGTTAAAATAGAAAATTTAGATCTCGAAATGAGTGAGTCAATTTCTTCAAATCCAACAACATTCCTAAGAGAGTTAGAAAATGTCAGACAAAATAATACCCTATAGTTATAAGATAAATGTTACAAGAGTTATTGATGGTGATACAATTGACTGTCTCATAGATCTAGGGTTCAAGATATCAATCAAATCTAGAATACGCCTTGCTGGTATTGATACACCGGAATCAAGAACATCTAACAAAGAGGAAAAGGTTTATGGTCTTGAGGCTAAGGAAAGATTAGAGTGTTTATTAAATGAGTCTGAGGTTAAATTAATATCTCATGGTCTAGGTAAATTCGGTAGAGTTCTTGGAACATTATATGTCGATGATATCGATGTTAATCAAAGATTGATTGATGAGGGTTTCGCAATAGAATACCAAGGTAGTACTAAAATAACTACAGAAGAATTAATAAACCGACTAAACGAGGTTAGAAGTGTCTGTAACGGGTCCTGATCTAATTCCAACCAACGATTCTTTTAGTATTGAGCTGAAATGTATCGACGAATCTGACATATCAACCGAATTGGATGCATTGATGTCGGACACACCTTTAAATGTCAATCTCACACTCGGAAATTTTGTCAATAATTCCGGTGATACGATAACAGATTCTTATCCACAAACCACAAACCACCAATATGAGATAACTGATATATCGGTTGTTGGTAATTATGAGTATTCTACAGAGGGAGACGAGGTTACAATTACTATACCCACAGTTGTGGGTCGCAGGGATTCGGTAATAGTATCTGGGCAATATACTGTCGCATCATTTCCTTTGATATATTATTCCACTGTTAATTATGATCCTATTTCCGAAGATAATTTTCCAATGCGTGATGATGAGGGTTCGGTTCCGATAATATTACCAGATTCCGAGAAATGGCCACCCTATAATGATCCAGATGCACCAAGAATGACATACTTTTCAATAGATACTCGTCACGAAAAAACGATAAGTTATACGTGTACCTATACTCTTTATAATCATTATACTGGCGCGAGTTCATTTAAAACTATACCTTATGTAGTAGGTATTCATAATAATACGGGTGAGGCTCTTAGTTTAGATTTAAAAAATTATTTTTCAAGTTTACAGAGTAATTGATATGCCAGCAGCAACAAGAATAGGAGATCCAGACGTAACCCATTGTTCGGGTCCCAAGAGAGATGTGGGTTCGCCAGATGTATTTGTAAATGGGATTGCGTGGTCAAGACAAAGTGATAATAACACGACACACAAACTTCCGGGATCTCCTTGTCCATCCCACGCAGCTCCTATTGCATCCGGATCTGGAACAGTAAAAGTAAATGGAAAGGGTGCTGGTCGTATCGGGGATAGTATAAGCGGATGTACAGCGGTAGCTGGTGGTTCTGGTAATGTATTTGCTGGAGGTTAATTATGGTAATCATTATAAATAATCATATAACAATATAACACAGAAATATGGCAATTCAAACATCGGCACACATTGATTCACAGGGTACTAACATATCTTCTAAGACTATAAAGGTCTGGAAAGACATTGATATGAAGTTCACAAATCACCCCCTGACAAATGATGTTAATAGAACTTTTGATGTAGAATCCGTTAAAAGATCCGTTAAGAATTTAATTTTAACAGATTACGGAGAAAGACCATTTCAGCCGTGGATTGGATCTAACATTAAAGCCCTTTTATTTGAACAAATGGATCCGTTTACAATTTCGGTCTTGAAAGATCAAATTAAAATTTTATTAGAAAATTTTGAACCTCGCGTTATATTATATAATCTCGAAATTAATGACCTCGATTCAAATGAATTAAGAGTTACAATATATTTCACTCTAGTTAATTCAATATCTGGAGAAGTATTTTCAATAGACACTTTTCTTGAAAGGATAAAATAATAATGGAACTAACAACAACAGAACAGGATTTTCTTGATATAAAAGAGAATTTAAAAAATTATCTTCGTAGTCAAGATGTTTATGCTGACTATGATTTTGATGGTTCCGCAATGTCGACATTACTAGATGTTCTTGCATATAACACCCATTATAACTCAATGACAGCCAAAATGGCTGTTAATGAAATGTTTTTAGATACAGCGCAAATAAGAAGTAATGTTGTCTCTATTGCCAAATCGTTAAATTATACCCCCCAATCAATGAGATCTGCGGCAATTGGATTTACATTACAGGGCACTGCCGCCAACAATACTATAACTTTACCGAAAGGTACAAGATTTAAATCTGTGGCAGATAATGGATTATACAAATTTACACTCCTGAAGGACTACACCGCAACTGCAGTCGACGGTAATGTTACATTCGATGTTGTGGCTCATGAAGGTACATTTTTAACTAATACCGTGACGGTGGCATCCTCTACAGAGAGACAGATATACCAAATACCAAACAAAGCCTGTGACACCACATCCTTGACAGTAACAGTTAATGGTGTAGAATACACGCGTGCTGTCAGTCTAAATCACACTCTCGAAAACGACGAGGTTTATTTCATTCAAGAAGGTGCTAATGGTAATTTTGAAATATATTTCGGTGACAATATAATCGGGAAAAAACTTGCCGATCAAGATGAAATAGTAATGAAGTATTTGAAAACCAAGGGAGATCTTGGTAATAATATTTCGAAATTATCATTGGATGATGACTCAATTTCTGGACTAAGTGATATTACTATTACCGACGAAACTAGGTCAAATGGAGGCACGGGTGTAGAAACTATCAATTCCATTAAGAAGAACGCACCTTTCGATTATTCGGCACAAAATAGAGCAGTAACCGCCAACGATTACAGAAGTATCATTAAAAGAGTATATCCCGAAACATCGGAAGTAATAGCTTGGGGTGGAGAAGATAATAATCCTCC